ACTGACGGCGTCAGGGAAATATAGAAGTGGCGGAGAAACGATTAGATGACAAAACTTTATGACAAAACCATTATTTTGAAAACGATTTGAAAAATAAAATAAAAAGGAGAAGAAGAAAAACTTCTTATCGATAATCATATATATGAGCCCATTCGAAAAAACAGGTTTATGACAAAATTTTTGTCATTATATTTTTATACATAACTCTGTATAAAAATGCAAAATATTTTTTTAGAAAGCAACTTTAGATGGTTGTGTTGAGACAACATTATATTGAGTAGTCGCCCCACCCATTACATTACCTCTCATACCTCCGCCCGATTGAGTAGGTTGTTTAACAAGCATTCCATTTTGAGAATATATAGGCCCACGCCCCATTACTCTTTTTCCTGTCAAGGCTCCACTTGCATTTTGACTTACAGGCCCCTTACCTTTCATTCTTTTTTTCGTGCCTAATGTCGATAGTGTATTTACATATCCATAACCTAACACGGAAGAACCGGCAGAAACAGCACTTAATGCCGTAGCCAGAGGAACAGCTCCAAATGCCCCCGCTATAGTCGCACCTATTTTACTGACGCTTGAAATTACCTTGTTGCGCTTGAGCCAATCAACAAAATCGCCCCACCAACTGCCTCCCATCATTCTACCTGAGCCCATCTGTTTTTCTGAAGCATATTGTTGTAATGCCTCTGCAATTTTAGGATACTTATCTAATACCTCTAATTTACTCATAGGGGCATCGCCCATTCCTTTCATTAGTTTAGTCTTCATTTATTATATAGTAATGATTTTTTTTTTAATTTTTTATTGGTATTATTTTTTTTTCGCAAAAAGTAGGGAAAGTTATAACATACTAACATAAAGTCAGTAATACCAAGGGTTTGAGCCACTTCAAACCAACATAAATTCAACATAATCCAACATAATCCAACATGGCTACACGATCGGGGGTAGCGGATAATATATAGGATTCACGTACGCACGTGCGATAGGAAACGTCTTAAATGTCGCATGGGGGGTGTCCATTTCGGAAAATTGTCTCAGATTTTTTAGCTTTTCCTGTAGGCCTGCCGTCCTACCTACCTGCCCACCTGCCACACGTACACACATGCCCATGTGTCGCACGCCTGCCCGTACACGTGTACGCTCGCTCGCCCATGCAACATGCCTGCCTGCCTGTGTACATGCACACGCACATGTCACATGTCACGCACGACACACGTACATGCATGCCAGGTCAAGCTGCACTGTTTCAGGTGTTGTTAGAGAACGGTGTGTTAAGGGACAAGTTACCGAGTCATGCGTTATTGACGGAGCCTAAGACTCCAGATCCAGACCTACCGTTCCACTATCTACAGCTATGGAACTGTTTCTCTTACAACTTTACTCTTGTAAGTCTGTCATACCTGTATGATTCACCTGTAGAGGTATACATGAAGGACAAGAATTTTTATCCAGGTGTATACTACGGCACGATCAACTGGGGGTCTAACGACTTGAACACCGACATATCTTTGGCTGAGGATCCGTTGGAGCACAAGAGTCACCACATCATACTACTTGACAACGGTCAGATAGCCTTGCAGCCTAACAACAGGATCAAGTGGTCGGAGCCAAGCTTTGTGACGAAGCCTTTCCCAGAGAAGCCTGACTACTTGGTGAACAAGGACTGGTTTAACTGCGAGGGCTACGAGAAGTGGCAGACGGAGGACTCGGAGAGGATGTTTTACGACAATGAATAAGAATAGTTATCTTTGCATAAAATATAAAAAATGGAAGCGGGAACACAATTTATAGGCGTAAAGCCTGGCATTAACATGCAAGAACGCAAGTCGAACGTTGCAAACAACCCAACGGACGTATTTACAATCGAGGAGATCGCAAATGTATCACGACCTTATAAGGTATACACAGCACTGTTGACACAGAGTGGTGGGGATTCACCAGAAACACAAACTGATGGTTTATTGGAAATTGGAGCTACATATTATATATCTGATGTTGATGATGGAGTTTATGGAGATTTTACGAATGTAGGTGCTCCTAATAATGATATAGGTACTTATTTTATAGCAACAGACGAAGAACCAAACGAATGGGGTAAAACTACATTGTCTTATAATTTAGGAGCACCAGTAGCAAATGTATTAGAGAACACCATTGGAAACGTTTGGTTTACTTATATACAGCCAGGCTCATATCAGGCAAATTCTGATGGATTGTTTATTATAAACAAAACATTTGGTCAAGGAACATCAAAAAATAATGAGGATGGAATAGGTTTTTATGTATTTACAGTTTTACCAGACACTGTTAATAATGTTAATATTTATTCTACAGAGCCAATAGCTGAATCTCCTGGCGATGACCTATTAGACAACACCCCAATAGAAATAAGAGTATACAATTAAAAAAAATCAAAATTTCAATAAAATGAACGCTCAGATGAAAATTTGAGCGTTTTTTTATGTATATTTGTCAAAATTTAATCCAATATGATACCAAAAAGAGTCTATCTAGGCAATTCTGGGCATGAAAAGCTCAAAAACGGAATCAGGAAGCTCACTGGGGCGGTCGAATCGACGCTAGGACCATACGGTGAGACTGTACTGATGGAATCTGAGCACCACGTTGGTGGTGTAGTGATCACCAAGGACGGTGTATCGATTGCAAAGAACATAAACCTGTACGATCCAGTCGAGAACTTGGCTGTGAGCATCGTAAAGGAGGCTGCCAAGAAGACGGCAGTGGCTGCTGGTGACGGCACTACTACATCTATCGTGTTGACGAACGCTATTCTTGAGGCGTCAGACAAGTACATGGAGCCAGGGATGAACAAGACTAACGTCATCCGACACATCAACAAGATACTTGACGACTCGATTTCTTTCCTTTCGAAAAAGGCTAGGCCAGTAAATGGCACGGACTTGATTGATGTTGCCACGATCTCGGCAAACAACGACCCTGAGTTGGGTAACATGATCGCTGAAGTTTACGAGCAGGTACGAGTGGTTACGGTTGAGAACTCAAAGACACCAGTGACGTACTCTGAGATCATCCATGGTATGAAGGTAGACAGGGGTTGGTCGAGCAAGTTCTTCGTTACGGACGAGAAGAAGGAAGAGTGTGTACTCGAGAACCCATACGTTTTGTTGTGCGATCTTGAGATTAACAATTTCCAGTCTATCTTCAACGCCATCGAGCCAGTTGTAAAGCAGGGACGACCTTTGTTGATAATTGGTAACCTGTCGCAGAACGCACAGAACACGTTGAACTTAAACGTGGTGAAAAAGGTGATCAAGGCTTGTCACATCCAACCACCATCAATGGGTTACCGCAAGGACGACTTGATGAACGACTTGTCTATAGTTCTAGGTGCACGTATCTACTCTGAGAAGACTGGTGATGACTTGCAGCTTATCGAGTTTGACGGTTTGGGCCAGGCGGCCAAGGTTATAGTGTCGAAGGATCGAACGATCATCATGCGACATGCTAACGCTGACGACGAGGCTATCGAAAGTTACATCGGTGATTTGAAGGAGCAGTTGTCAGAAGCGGTAACTCAGACTGAGAGAAACGACTTGATGGAGCGTATCGCAAACATCAGTGGTGGTGTGGGTGTCATCCACGTGGGTGCAAACTCTGACATCGAGCAGAAGGAGAAGTATGACCGTGTAGACGACGCAGTACGTGCAGTAGGTGCAGCATTAGAGGAGGGAATTCTTCCTGGTGGTGGAATTGCTTTGGCACGTGCACTTGAGAACATCAAGGATGACGGCAAGAGCAAGGAATACACGGTTGCGGCAGAAATAATGGCATATGCCATGGCAAAACCTACTGCACAGATAATGATTAATGCTGGACTTGACTACATGACAATTTGTGAGCCATTGTTCAACAAGAAGTTTGACTACGGTTATGACGTGAAGAATGGAAAGTACGGGTCGATGTATAAGATGGGTGTAATTGATCCAGCATTGGTTACGAAGAGTGCATTGAAAAATGCAGTATCTGTTGCCACGACGATCATGTCTACACAAGCTATAGTTACTAACATGAGAGAGGACGACAATGAAAAGTGTTAAGCCTATTAATAAATACATGCTCGTCAGCAAGGTTGTTGAAGAGATGAAGTCTCAGTCTGGACTCCTGTACACGTCACAGGAGTCTTCAGACATGAGGTACCAGAAGGCAGAGGTTATTGCTGTCGGAAACTTGGTCGATGTGATCAATGTTGGAGACAAGATATTGTACGACAAGGTGTACGGACACGAGACCATCATTGAGGGTACGACCTATACCGTGATCACCGAGATGAACGTTGTTGTAGTTCTGTAGGATTTCATATCTTTGTGGTATGAAAGCAAAAGTAAAATACTCGGAAGAGACTGGTATCCAGAAGTTGATACGCTTAAAGAAAGAAAAGGAGCGTATGGAGGATATGGATGAAGCAATGATGGAGGCACGAGCTATGCATTTTGTGCATAATTCTTTTGATATGCCAATGCCAAAGATGCAATACGGTCGTAAGAAGAAATGATTATAGTAAGACCTTTAATCAAGGTACTTAGTAAGATCATAGAGTTACCAAAAGGTAGCTACCTTGATCCTACAACTTTGGGTAGTGGAGATCCAAATGGTACCAACTTCCTTCGGGGGGATGGTACTTGGTCTACCCCTACTGAAAGTGAATTGAATTTAATATCACCATTACTTTTAATGGGAGCATGACATGGCAACAAACTACAAGGTATTAGGACAATCTAGTCCATCAGCAACAACAGAGACTGATTTATATACGGTTCCATCTGCCACATCGACAGTTGCCAGTTCTGTGATCGTTTGTAACAGGTCTTCAGTGTTGTCTACATTTAGAATATCAATCGCTGTAGGTGGTGGAGCAACCTCTAATAAAGATTATATATATTATGACCTTCCTATTGGAGCAAACGACACTTTTATTGCTACCATTGGCGTTACATTGGCAACAACTGACAAGGTAAAGGTATATTCATCGAACACTAATTTATCATTCTCACTTTACGGATCTGAAATAAGCTAGCATGTCACAAGGATATACATCATATAATATAATTAGTAGTGAGATTTCATTTGCAAATACTCCTAACATAGATGCCTTTGGAAGACTAAGGACTAGTTCTCCGTTTACATTGTTTGACTCTAGTCATAGATTTGCAGACAATGGTTTATGGTCTACGGCTACTGCTACAGGTGGTGCTGCCACATTTAATTCTGCTCAAGGATTAATTGACCTTGATGTAACAGCAGCATCAGGTTCTGAGGTTATTAGAGAAACTACAAAGACATTTTCTTACCAACCTGGTAAAAGTTTGTTGGTGTTGAATACATTTGTAATGAGTCCTGCCAAGACCAATCTTAGACAAAGAGTTGGTTATTATGGTGCATCAAATGGGTATTATTTAGAACTTAATAGTAGTACAGTTAGTTTTGTTGAAAGAACTTCTGTTAGTGGATCATTAGTAAATACACCTGTTACTCAATCTAGCTGGAACGTAGATCCAATGGATGGATCTGGACCAAGCGGAATCACTCTTGATCTAACAAAGGCTCAGATTTTGTTTATGGACTTAGAATGGTTAGGAGTAGGAACGGTAAGGATAGGATTTGTTATAAATGGTAACTTTTACGTTTGTCATAAATTTCACCATGCTAACATTATTGCAACTACATACATTACAACAGCTTCATTACCTATAAGATATGAGATAACAAACACAGGGGCTACAAGTGGAGTAAGTACACTAAAGCAGATATGCTCTACTGTGTTGTCTGAAGGAGGATATGAGCTTAACGGATTGCAACAAGCTATTGGTATTCCTGTTAATACACCAAGGACATTAGGAACAGCAGGTACATTCTACCCTGTAATAAGCCTTCGTTTAAAAGCAGCAAGATTAGATGGTATTGTAATTCTTTCAGCTCTTTCAGCAATGCCTATTAGCACAGGTAATTTTAATTGGCAGTTGGTAGCAACTGGTACCACTACAGGTGGGGCATGGGTAAGTGCAGGAGCAAACTCTTGTGTAGAGTATAACATAACAGGAACTACTTTTGCAGGAGGTAGAATACTTGCAAGCGGATTTTTTAATGCTACAAACCAAGGTTCAAGTCAGATTGACCTTTTGAAAGAAGCGTTATTTAAGTTTCAGTTAGAAAGAAATGGATTAACAGCAGCACCTTTTGAACTTACACTTATAATTGCTTCTGATAGTTCTAGTGACACGGTGGTTGCATCATTAGATTGGGAAGAAATAAGCAGATAATATGTCACAAGGATATACAAAAGGTACACCTATTGATACAGACGTAACCATGTCGCTTAACAGTGACATTGTTGTTCCATCTCAAAAGGCTGTTAAGTCTTATGTATCTACAAATTATCAGCCTACTCTTGTAAGCGGTATAAATATAAAGACCATTAACGGAACTTCTGTACTCGGTAGTGGTAATATAACAGTGGGCGGTGGAATAACCGTAGGCACAACAGCCGTAACTTCGGGGACTATTGGGCGTGTATTTTTTCAAGGCACAGGAGATGTAGTTCAGCAATCCGCTAATATGTTTTGGGACAATACTAACATTCGTTTAAATATTGGTGCTGTTGCTTCAAATACCGCTAGACTTGATATAAAAGCCCCAGGTGCTTTGGGTACGGATATAGCATTTCGAGTTAGGAATTCAGCGGATAGTGCTGATATTTTAACTGTGCAAGGTGATTCAATTGTTCATGCAAAAACAAGAATTAATTGTGGTACATCTGGAATGACTACAACGGGGGGCGCATTACATGTATATGCTGGAAATAGTAGTGACTATGTAGCAAGATTCTACGGCACAACAGGCAATGCTTTTTTGAATATTAGAACAACAGGCAACGGTTGTCAGATGGATTTATATGGAGCTACGGGAGGACCTGGTCTACAATTAAATGGCGCATTTAGTAATGCAATTACTTTGGCTGCTGGTCGCAATATTGTTTTTGATACTGTGTCTGGTGGTAAAATAGGAAGTGCAACAAATGAAAAAATAGGTTTCTGGAATGCCACACCAATAGTTCAACCTACGACAGCAGTAACGGCAGCTACATTAGTAAGTGGGGGAGGTACAACAATTACAAGTACAGATACTTTTGATGGATACACTTTGCAGAAAGTAGTCAAAGCATTACGGAATACGGGTATTTTAGCATAACTTTACAAATAACAAATCATGGGACTTTTAATCAATTCAACACAAGAAAAAACAATCACGATCACAGGTACTGAAATCTCTTTGCCATTAGTATATGGCCGAATTGAATTTGCAGCCAGAGCCAATGGAACTACCTTAGAAATTGCAGTTGGAACTTATGCAAGTAAGGCAGCATTTGAAGGTGGAGCTGGTCAGATGTTTACGGATGTACCACAGGGAAATATCACAATTGAACTACAGCCAGGAGAAATTCAAAGCCTAGATACAGCACATACATACTCACAAGCAGCGTTTGAGCAAATGGGGTATGATGTAACTATTGAACTCTAATACTCTATACGAGTAGACACCTTATTTTTTCTTACGTGTTCGTTGAATTTTTTGACGGACATCCATAGCACACGATCAGAGTACTTCCTTGATGTCACTAGTGGGTTGTGTTTAGACGACTCTGGTATCTCAACTTCACCGTTTAGCTGTTTGTACAGGTTTGTGCAGACATGTCTACCATGTCTAGTTAATTCATAAAGCCTGTAACTACCACGATACTTGTCGTGCCACATGTGTATCCAACCTTCCTCTTTAAGTCTCGCAAAACGCTTTATATCCCACGACATGGTGTTCGTGTATTCCTTGTAGTCATAGTATGTGAACAGACCTTCTGAGTATAGATATAATAATACCTCTAGGTCTTGTTCTGACAGGTCATACTTTATCTGTGTGTATCTTCTCACAACCCTCCAGTACTTCAAGAAGTCGTTCTTTACTTGTCTTCTAGTGTAATGTCTCTGGATTTGTTTTCTAATTTTCATATGTCAACAAATTTCGTAAATTTGCAATTGATATGCAAATAAAAGTGATCAAAAAACAAAAGGGTGTCGGTGACACCGTTGAGATGCTTTTGAAGGCTACTGGCATCCACTATATTGCTAATGCAATACAGAACGGAGACCCAGCCCAGCCTTGTGCTCCATGTCAGCAAAGAAAAGAAGAACTGAATAAAAAGTTTCCGTATGGGACAAAGCAAGACATCTAAGTACTACGCAGAGAACCCGACGGCAGCTGAGAAGAGACGAGAGTCTCAAAGAAAGATAAACAAGAAGGCTGGAATGTCTGAATATCGTGCCTCGTTAAACAAGGCCAACAGGAAGGCTGGAACATATGGTAATGGTGACGGCATTGATATGTCTCACACGAAGAAAGGTAAGCTCGTAAAAGAGAAGGCCACAAAGAATAGAGCCAGAAATGGTGCAAACGGAAAAAGTACAAAGAAATGAGAACTTGGAATGAGATTTTATCAGCTGCGGCTGGAACGATTGTGTTGAATGACACATCTACATACACTGGTAATGTTGCAGCTATACATGTAGTTAGAGACTGTATATTTACCACTCTAGATGACGCAAAGGGTAATGAAGCTGCTGATTATATTATTGATCCATCATTACCTATAGCAGCAGGGGCAATGCTTACTCCATTCGATAAGCAGAATGACTTTGTTACGATTGAATTGTCTGAGGGTACCGTAGTACTTGTTTTGTGATGCCTACATTTGATCTAGCAGCGATAGTTAAGAAGCACGGAGTGATAGGTGTACTTTGTGCATGGTTGGTGTATACCAACATGCGTCTTACCGATGTAGAGGAGAAGCTTTACAGTTGTTATGATCAATCAAGGTTTGCTGGAATGGCAAGTAGGTCTGTTCATAGTAGCATAGAAATACCAGAAAAAATATATGCAGTTCTTCCAGAGAGAAAGAAGAGATCGAATGATGAAATTTTGGCTTGAGGTTATAGATGGCACACTAAAGAGAGACGGAAAACACTCGTCAACTCTTTGGACGATGGCAGTATCTATGTTTCTATTTTCATTCATGGCTTTGATAGACTTCTTGATAAATGGATTGAATGTTGAGGTTATGGTTATACTTGCATGTATGGCCACTGGTGTAAAGATAACTGATGCTGTAAGTAAAAAGATAAAGTCATGAAAAAGATAACATACACCGAGTTCGCATTATATGTATTAGTTGTTGCTGCATCAATATTCTTGTTTAGCTTGATGGCATCATGTTCGGTTGATCACCATCTAACTAAAGCTCAAAAGCACATAAGAATTGCAAAAAGAAAGGGTGCAAGTGTTATACCAGACACGGTGTGGCACTATGTATATAGTCTAGATACGGTATACAACGTAAAAAATAACATGTACGAGACAAGACATGTTGTAAAGGATAGCTTTCCTTATGTAGTGACCAACACTATATCTGCTGGGATGACCCGTCAAGAGCGATTGGCGATGGAGGACATGTTCAAGCACATGGAGAGAATGATGAAACTACAGAACGACAGTCTTAAACTAGCGTTAAAGGCTCAAGTAAAAATAAACAAGCAAGATGAGAAGACTGATCGAGTGGTTACTCGAAAGGAAAACGGTAAGCCATGGATATGGGTTATAGCTGCTTTGATTTTGCTTGCATCTATTGCACTAATTAAATTCGGATAACATGTTGACTACTCAGCAAGCTACAAAGAAGTATGGTACACCTACAGTTACAGGTGCAGAGTACTTGGTTACACTAGACCTTCCTTACCCAATGCGTTTAGCGTGGGACCTCGATACAAAGGTTACAAAGGTTAGAGTCCACAAGTTGGTTAAGGATAACTTCAAGAGAGTATTTGATGACCTATTGGCACACTACGGATATGAGAAGCTTGTAGAGTTAGGAATTGACTTGTTTGGAGGTTGTTTTAATTACCGTAAGATGCGTGGAGGATCTTCATGGTCTAAGCACTCTTGGGGAATTGCAATTGATCTTGATCCAGTAAGAAATCAGTTGCACGAGACATCTCGTACAGCTCGATTTGCTCGTGCAGAGTATAAGCCAATGATTGACATCTTCTACAAGCATGGGTTTATTGGTTTAGGTGTAGAGAAAAATTACGACTGGATGCACTTTGAAATAAAGGAATAATGGCAAAGGACTCTTGTTACTATAAGGTAAAATCTCAGTACGATGTGTTTCCTTCAGCTAGAGCTTCTCAAGCGATAGCTAAATGTAGGAAGGCTTCTGGTAATGTCAAAAAAACAAAGGAGGGGTCTGACCTTAAAAGATGGCAAGCAGAGAAGTGGGAAGACACCAAGACTGGTAAGGCTTGCGGTGCTGGAGGTAAGAACGAGTATTGCAGACCAACGAAAAGGATTTCAAAGGATACACCTAAGACTAAGAGTGAGATATCACCATCTAAGCTAGCTGCTAAGAAAAGAGAAAAGTCTAGAGTGGGTATGGGTAAAAGAGTTAAAAGTGTTTAATAGAATATATAAATGGCAAAGATAAAATCACAAGACCTTGTAACTAAGGTAAAGAAGGTTGTTACACGACCAGGTGTTCACGCTAAGAAGAAGACATCTAAGTTGAAGACGAGCAAGAACTACAAGAAGTCATACGCTGGACAAGGTAGATAATATTGTCACAAATATTTACTAAATTTGTGACATGGGAAAAATTAATAACTATAGCGTAGATTCTGTAAATCCTGGGGACAAGATGTTGTGTTCAGACGCATTTACTGGTCAGACAAAGAACGTAACTGCACAATCTATTTCAGATCTGTCTTCTTCATCTGTAGTGTATAGAGCATACTTGACACAATCGGGGAATACTGCTCCAGTGGCTACTGAATTACCAGGAAATACATTGACTGGTGAATGGGTATATGAAGGTACTGGTTATTATCTATTTCAATCTATTGGGGCATTCGATGGAGTGAAGGTTGGTGTTATTTGTTCTTTACCACAAGGACTAAACGTTCAGATTGTTTATAGTGGTCATACTGATGACTATGTTGATATTGTAACATACTTTGAATCTTCACTGGAAAACGATCTAATGGAAGATCAATACATTGAGATTTTTACTCACGATATTTAATATCATGAAAGCAATAAAAATTAAAAATATAAAGACTCCAAAGGTGTCTGTTACTAAGATCACAAAGAAGGATAAACCGTCAATGAAGAAACTCTGTGGAAATCGTTATTGAGAATAGACTTCCTTACGGATTAACATTGGGGATTGAATATTTTGGCATGGAAGAAAACTTTATGCCAACGTTGCAGATAAGTTTACTTTTTTTAAGGATACACTTTATTTTTTATTAAATTTGCAAAAGGTTAACCAATTTAAAAAAAACGAAAATGGCAAAAATGACTAAAATGACTGTTCGTAAAGTAGCAGTTAAATCAACAACAAAAGCACCTGTACCTACAATGGCTCAAGGACTAGCTGCTGCTAAAAAAAGAAAAGACGAAGCTAGAAAATTGGTAGGAACAAATACACCAGGTGGTCAACCAGTAAAAAATATTCAAGAAGCTTTGAAATTGTATGACACATTACAAGCTACAAAAAGAAGAGTTGTTTCTGGAAGATTGAAATAATAATTACTATTATTTTTAAAAAAAAGTACCGTTCATATTTGGACGGTATTTTTTTTATACATATATTGCAACAAATAAATAAATTTTATATGAAACAAATTTTTATGACAGCAATGGTTTTCATCGGGATGATGGGACATGCACAGGTAAACGGGTTGGATTCTTATATTAAGACAGATGACTTTAATGTATTGACAAGAAACAATACAAAATTGTTTGATCTTAATGACAACTCTTATTCATTCTTTGTAATCAATGATGGTTTTCATGGAATCGTAAATGGATACATAACAGAATTAGACATTAAAAAAATTGTATCTGAATTTGAAAGAATTTTAAAGTTGAATGGATTAGATTTAAATAGTTATGATCGTTATATTGTAGTAAATGAAAACGCTAACCCATCAAGAGACTTTACATTAGAAAGCTTATTGAAAAAATACAAGACTGGAATGTTTGATGGATTGGTAGCATACACATACAATATAAATGGTATGGAAGCTATTTTATCTATGGATAATGATGAGATTGGATTTGTAATAAAATAAATAATCAAAAACAAAAATCAGCCAGGCCCACAAGTCTGGCTTTTTTTATTTATATTTGCTGAAAATTAAATCAAATGGCAAAAATCAAGAACATTCAACCAGAAGGGTTGAGCACAGAAGAATTCGAAAAGTTGTCTGCACTTAATCGTGGATATTCAGAGGCAAAGAGTCGAGTTGCAGACGCAGCATTATTTCACAAGCGATCAGTTGATGCATTGGATAAGATCGAGGAGTTACTTCGAGGTCACCAGAATGAACTTGCTACAAAGTATGGTGAGGACAAGAGCATTGACATGAAGACTGGAATGTTTGTGTAATGATTCGCAAGATATCGGTAGGTATTGACCTACTAAATGCAATGCACTTTATCGTGGGTCAATCTGTATTAAGAGATAGCCACAAGATCGTAGAAATAAAAGAATTCGAATCTGGATATCACATTAGAATACAGAACGAACTTGGAGAGATCGTGTTGTGGAAATCAATAAACAGGTTTGTACCAGTCACGGTTGAGTACGATCTAAACTTCTAATATATGCGTTCACTAGACTGCTTCATAGTAAAACCTTTAGGCGGCAAGAGATACAACAACACAGAAGACATAGGTGGCAAAGAGTTTATATTGTCATCGTCACAGGAGGACCACACTGTGACAAATAGAGAGGCTGTTGTTGTTGGCTTGCCACTAAGAAATTATAACGGACCAATAAGTGTCGGTGATACAGTTGTTGTGCACCACAACATGTTCCGTATATACTACGACATAAAGGGGCGTGAGCGAAGCAGCTCGAACCATATCATTGAAGATCTTTATACGCTAGAACAGGACATGACGTACTTGTACAAGAGTCCTGGTGGTGACTGGAATTCACCAGCCCCATACTGCTTTGTTGAGCCGATAAGTAAGTCAAAAGATAGTAAACTAGAATCTACTGGCAGCTACGAAGATTTGTGGGGCATTCTAGTGTATAAGAACAACGATCAAGAAGAATTAAATTGCGGAGACTTAGTTTCGTTTAAACCAGACTCAGAGTATGAGTTTAAGATTAACGGTAAGAAGCTATATCGAATGAGAACAAATAGTATATGTCTGATAAGCGAGAGCAAATATTAAATGCAGGTCTTAAGGGTGTTGATGAATTGATCAAGGTCCTTGAGTCTCCAATATTGTTGGCTGGGGATGAGTTGTCTGCTGACAAGATGAAGGCTGCCGCAGCTGCCAAGCGTCTTGCTTTTGAAGATGCACTGTCTATATATGATCGTGTACAGACTGAGAAGAATGCAGACGAGAAAAATGACATAGAGGTAAGGGCGGCATCTATACCAGTATCATTTGTAGAGTCAAAGGCTAAATGAGTTTATACGCCATACTTCCAGACCACGTGTCACCACAAGCCAGAAAGGCTCACAAGTGGGTGTATGGTTATGACGAGAAGTATGACGTGGTTGTCATTTCTAGAGATGGAACAATTGGTGACATCTATGAAATAAATGGACTCAAGGTTGCACTTCCTGGTATTCCAAAAGAAGGAATACCATTTGGAAATGATAGGTGGGAGGTTCGTGAATATCCAAAAGAACTTTCAAAGCTTAAGACCATATTTGAATGGAACTCTAAATCTAATGAGTTCAAGGTTAAATGGGTTGATTTCATACAAGAAGAATTTGAGAGACGTGAAGATGGACATTGGTTCATAAATAGAGGAGTTCCAACATACATAACTGGAAGTCACTACATGTACTTGCAATGGTCAAAGATAGACATTGGGCTACCAGACTTCCGTGAGTCAAACAGGATATTCTTTATATTCTGGGAGGCGTGTAAGGCTGACGATCGATGTTATGGTATGTGTTATCTTAAGAACCGTCGTTCTGGTTTCTCGTTCATGTCATCATCAGAGACATCAAACATAGGTACGATATCGAAGGATTCAAAGCTTGGTATATTGTCTAAGACTGGTGCCGATGCAAAGGAAATGTTCATCAACAAGGTTGTACCTATAGTTAGAAACTATCCATTCTTTTTCAAGCCAATACAAGATGGTATGGACAATCCGAAGACGGAGTTATCTTTTAGGGTTCCAGCGAAGAAGATCACCAAGAAGAACATGGCTGAGCACGACGATGATGACATCGTTGGACTGGATACTACTATTGACTGGTTGAACACGGCAGACAACTCGTATGATGGTCAGAAGCTAATAAACCTAGTACATGACGAAAGTGGAAAATGGTTGGCACCTAACAACATCTTAAGCAACTGGCGTGTAACAAAGACATGTCTACGTTTAGGTAGTCGTATCGTTGGTAAATGTATGATGGGTTCTACCGTGAATGCACTAGCAAAGGGTGGACAGAACTTCAAGGACCTTTACATGGATTCAGATCCAAGAAAGAGAAACAACAACGGACAGACTAAGAGTGGTCTATACTCTTTGTTTATACCTATGGAGTACAACTTGGAGGGGTTCATTGATGAGTATGGGCACTCTGTAATAAATGATCCAGAGAAACCTATCATGGGTATTGACGGTCGTTTGATAAAGATAGGTGCCGTTACATACTGGCAGAACGAGGTTGATGCTTTGAAGTCTGATCCAGACGCATTGAATGAATACTACCGACAGTATCCTAGGACGGAGTCTCACGCATTTAGAGATGAGTCCAAGCAGTCTTTATTCAACCTGACTAAGATCTATCAGCAGATCGACTATAACGACTCTCTAATAAAAGATCGTGTTCTTACACGTGGATACTTTCACTGGAAGGATGGTGTAAAGGATTCTCAAGTAATTTGGACACCAGACTCACGTGGTAGATTTATCGTCTCATGGATACCACCAGAGAAGATGAGAAATAATGTGATTGTGAAAAACGGAAAAAAATATCCTGGAAATGATGAATACGGAGCTTTTGGTTGTGACCCATATGATATATCTGGAGTCGTTGGTGGAGGTGGGTCAAATGGTGCACTACATGGTCTCACGACTTTTAGTATGTCTCAAGACATCCCGTCGAACATGTTTTTCCTTGAGTATATAGCACGTCCACAGACGGCAGAGATATTCTTTGAGGACGTGTTGATGGCTTGTGTTTTTTATGGCATGCCTATACTTGCAGAGAACAACAAGCCTAGGTTACTTTATCACTTCAAGAATAGGGGATATAGGGGATATTCTATGAATCGACCAGATAAGATTATCAGTCAATTATCTAAGACAGAGCAAGAGTTGGGTGGAATTCCAAACACGTCTGAAGATATAAAGCAGGCACATGCTTCTGGTATAGAATCATATATAGAACAGTACGTAGGTCTAGATCAAGAGGGAGAGTACAGGGATTCAGAAACAATGGGTAATATGTACTTTGCACGAACGCTTGAAGACTGGGCCAGGTATGACATTAACAACCGAACAAAGCATGATGCCTCGATTAGTTCTGGTCTAGCTATAATGGCTACACGTAGGCATACTTTTAAAACTGAAGTGAAGAAATCAAAAATAAGTATTAACTTTGCTAGATACAACAACAAGGGCAACAACAGTCAAATCATCAAATGAATAAGCCAGAGATAATTGTTAAAGCTACGCCCTTTCCAGATCCGCTAGCCACTGATGCAGAAAAGGCTACGCCAGAATATGGACTCCGAGTCGGAAAGGCCATAGAGGGTGAATGGTTCAAGAGAAAGGGTATGTCTTGCAGATACTACGACCAAGTAGGTGAATTTCATCGACTTCGATTGTATGCTCGTGGAGAACAGCCAATAGAAAAGTATAAGAATGAGTTTGTCATCGATGGTGACATGTCATATCTCAACCTAAACTGGAGTATTGTTCCGATTATACCTAAGTTTGTTGACATTGTTGTTAATGGTATGGCTGACCGTATGTACAGTGTTCGTGCAGAAGCACAGGATGCAGTATCGGCAGAAAAGAAGAACTTGTTCCAAGACATGGTCGAGGCGGACATGGTTGCAAAAGACTTCTTGTTAAAGACAAAGGAGGAGTTTGGTGTTGATGCATTTAACGTTAAGCCTGAGGAGTTACCAGAGAACGACGAGGAGATGGAGTTGTACATGAACTTAAAGTACAAACCATCTATCGAGATAGCAGAAGAAATTGCAATTGACACGATCTTAAAGATGAGTGATTTTAAACTCATCGAGGAAATGATCGACAAGGATCAGACTGAGATTGGAGTGTCATGGGTTAAACATCAGTTCTTGCCTGGTGAAGGTGTACGAGTTGAGTACGTTGATCCTGCAAACATGATATGGAGTTATTCAGAGAAGCCAGACTTTTCTGATAGTTTCTATTTTGGTGAAATTAAACAAATACACTATACAGAAGTATTAAAGATTGTTCCAGATATTACAGATGAAGAGTTAAAAGTTATACGTGACTCTGGATCTGCATGGAACAACTACTACCCTATCATCAGAAGATATCAAGATGACATATTCTTGAGTGATGTAGTAAACCTCATCTACTTCAACTACAAGAGTAGCAAGAAGTATGTACACAAGAAGAAATACCTAAACAATGGTGGTGTTAGAGTAATACCTAAAGATGATAGTTTCAACCCTACTGGAGAGAATGAGAACTTTGAGAAGTTAGAGTTTTCTAGAGAGGTATGGTATGAAGGTGTACTTGTTGCTGGTACAAACATTATCCTCAAGTGGGACTTGATGAAGAACATGGTTCGTCCTAAGTCTGCATCAGAGATGGCGTTACCTAGTTATGTAGGTTTTGCACCACGCATGTATAAAGGTAAGATCGACTCACTTGTTAAGCGAATGATTCCATTTGCTGACCAGATACAGTTGATTCACTTGAAACTACAACAGGTACAGTCACGCATTATACCAGATGGGGTATTTATTGATGCAGATGGATTGAATGAGGTTGATCTTGGACAAGGTGCAGCTTACACTCCAGAGGATGCGTTGAGACTATACTTCCAAACTGGATCCGTGATTGGGCGTTCATACACTGGAGACGGAGAGTTCAACAATGCACGTGTTCCAATTCAAGAGCTTGGAGCTAGTAGTGGACAAGGTAAGATTGCTTCATTGATTGGAAGTTACAACCATTATCTGAACATGATCAGGGATGTGACGGGTCTTAACGAGGCACGTGACGGATCGATGCCACACCAGGACGCATTGGTTGGTGTACAGAAATTAGCAGCATTAAACAGTAACACGGCTACAAGGCATATACTTGAAGCTAAGTTGATGCAGATAAGACGACTTGCTACATGTTTGTCTGTTCGTATATCTGACATCTTGGAGTACGCAGAGTTTAAGGATCAGTTTGCCATGCAGATTGGTAAATACAACTTGTCTATTCTACAAGATGTAAAGAACCTTTACTTGCATGACTTTGGTATATTTATCGACCTTCTTCCAGACGAGGAAGAGCGTCAAATGTTGGAAAACAACATTGCCATTGCATTGCAGAGAGACAGCATCGACCTTGAGGATGCGATTGACATTAGAAATGTCAAGAACATCAAGCTTGCAAATGAGTTGTTGAAGATGAAGCGTAAGCGTAAGTTGAAGGCAATGCAAGAGCGTGAAGACCAACAGATGCAAATGCAAGGACAAATCAATGCTCAGTCACAACAGATGGCGGCAGAGGCTAAGATGCAACAGTTGCAGATGGAGGCTCAAGTTAAGACTCAAATAAAACAAGCTGAGACACAGTTGTACATCCAACAGATGCAAGCTGAAGCAGAGATCAAGCGTATGTTGATGCAGGAAGAGTTTAACTTTAACATGCAGCTTAAAGGAATTGAAGTTGACGGAATGTCAAAAAGAGACCAAGAGAAAGAAAAAGCTAAGGATAAACGAGTAGATCTACAAGCTACTAGACAATCAGAACTTATTGAGCAACGTCAAAAACAGTTGCCAGCTAAGAACTTTGAATCTACAGAAGATACGCTAGATGGATTTGACTTGTCATCATTTGGACCTAAATAATATTGCCATGAGAAAAAATAAAAGTAAAGTAAAAGTCAATCCATATGCTTCTGGAGTTGCTGGAGCAAATGGATATGATGTTAATTATGGGGTGACGGTTAGTAAGGGGCCAGTTTCATTAGATATTAATCAAAATCGTGGTACTGGATACACTCCAGAAACAAGTGTAAATATGAACATCAACATACCTATTACAAAAAAAACAAGAATTAAAGGTAAAAAACTATAATATGACACCAGGAAAATTTATCGGGACATTGTTCCAGTCAAGAGACATGATGCACTTGACACATTTAGATACTACATCGTTCGCAGAGCACAAGGCATTGAATGCTTATTACGATAACATTCTAGATTTGACAGACTCATTTACTGAGAAGTACTTTGGTCGTAATAAGCGAGTAGAGATTGTTATTCCAGAATCTAAGAAGATGTCGGCTGTTGAGCACATGAAGGCTATGCAAAAGACTATCGAGGCAGAGCGTGAGAACTATCCATCAGACCTTCAGAACATCATGGATGAGATGTTAGGGCTTGTTAATAAGACGTTGTACTTATTGACATTGGTATAATGAAAGACTCCAGACTTGAAAGAGCTGGAGTTTCTGGTTATAACAAGCCAAAGAGAACTCCAGGTCATCCTAAAAAGTCGCACATAGTTGTGGCTAAGGAAGGGGATAAGGTTAAGACCATTCGTTTTGGTCAACAAGGTGTGTCTGGTTCTCCTAAGAAAGCTGGAGAATCAAAGTCATATAGAGAGCGAAGAGAGTCATTTAAGGCTAGACATGCAAGTAATATTGCCAAGGGAAAGATGTCTGCTGCGTACTGGGCTGATAAAGTAAAATGGTGATATTACTTTTTTAAGTAATTTTGCAATAATTTAAATTAAATCAAATGGAGAATTTTAAAGTTCGTTCTGTAGACTTTGAAGAAAAGTCTGCGGTAGAAGTAGAGCAAGAACTTATTGAACAGCATGAACAAAAACTTGCTGAACAACAAGTAGAAGAAACACCACAAGTAGAAGTTGAACCAGAGGTTCGTTCTACAGTGGAAATAAAAGACGAAGACGTTCTTTCATATATTGGAAACAGATACAACAAAGAGATTAAGTCTCTTGATGAACTGTTTGAACAGCGAGAGTCTAATGGAAATCTTGATCCAGAGATTGCTACATACATGAAGTATAAGCAAGAAACTGGAAGAGGATACGATGACTTTGTTAAGTTAAATCGTGACCTTGACAAGGTTGACCATATGACTCTATTAGCTGAATACAAGAAGCAAGTAGAAGAACTTGATGACGAAGATGTAGCTTGGGAGCTTTTAAAGTATCAATACGATGAAGACCTAGACGACGAATCAGAAATCAAGGAAAAGAAACTTGCTGTTAAAAAGGAACTGAAGAAGGCGAAGGAATACTTCGAGAAGCAGAAGGATCAGTTTAAAGTGCCCCTTGAGTCAAGAGGTAACTCTGTACCAGAAGCAGATCGTGAGGAATACGAAGCTTTCCGAAAGTATAAACAGTCGGAATCATCACAAGAGGAGGACAATCTTAAGCGGTCTCAGTATTTTGCTGATAAGACGGAATCATTATTTAACGACAAATTTGAAGGTTTCAAATATAACGTCGGAGAAGAAAGTTTTGTTTTTAAACCAGCCGAGGCTAATGTCCTTAAGAAAAACCAATCAAACCTAGTGGAGTTCATTCAGGGCTTTCTAGATGAGAACGGATATCTTAAGGATGCAGAGGATTACCACCGAAGAATAGCGATGGCTATGAATCCAGAGAAGTTTGCTCAGTATTTTTACGAGCAAGGAAAAGCTAAGGGTGTTGAAAGTATTGCACGAGATAGTAAAAACATTGACATGAAAACTCGTACAAGTACACAAGTAGCACCTAGTAACAATGGATTCCAAGTTAGAGCTGTTGATGATGGTACCAACGGTATATATAAAATAAAAAGTAAAAGTAAAAACAACTAAAACTAAAACAAAATGGCTGGTACATTAAATGTTTCGCCTACTTACGAACTAACTCCTAGTTCTAAGAAAGCGGCTCTAAGCACAAACTACATTACTGATTTTGACTTTATGAATCAGTACCTTCCAGACGTTTACGAACAAGAGTTCGAGCGTTATGGAAATCGCACAATCGCAGGATTCCTTCGTCAGTTGGGAGCTGAGATTCCATCTAACTCTGACTTGATCAAGTGGACAGAGCAAGGACGTTTGCATACTAAATACACAGATGTAAACGCTGACGACGCTGTAGAATCAAACACAGCAGTATTTACTGTTGGAGACACTGACATTACTGAGTGTAATTTCCGAGTTGGTCAAACTGTATTCTTGTCAGCTAACGCTACTGCATTAAGTGCAAAAGCTATCATTACAGATGTTACTGGATTGACATTTACAGTTGCATTCTACGATGCTGATGGACAACCATTTGCAATAAATGCAAATGTAACTGCATTCGTTTATGGTTCTGAATTCCGCAAAGGAACTGAAGGAATGGTAGGATCTCTTGAGGCAGAAGTTAAAATCTTTGATGTTAAACCAGTTATTATCAAAGATAAATTTGCTATTGCTGGATCTGACATGGCTCAAATTGGTTGGGTTGAAGTAGAAGGTGATAACGGAATGGGATACCTTTGGTACTTGAAGTCACAACACGAAACTCGTCTACGTTTCGAGGACTACCTTGAAATGATGATGGTTGAGCACGTTCAAACAGAAGCTGGATCTGGAGCTGCTACTGAACTTGGTACTGCATCTGGTACAGAAGGGTTATTCTCTGCTGTATCTACACGTGGTAACGTATGGTCTGGTGGTATTCCAGATACAATGCAAGATTTCGATGATATCTTGAATCGTTTGGACAAGCAAGGATCTATCGCTGAAAACACATTGTTCATCAACCGTGCATTCTCTTTGTCTATCGACGATATGTTGGCAGCACAGAACTCTTACGGAGTTGGAGGTACATCTTACGGTTTGTTTGACAATGACAAAGAGATGGCTCTTAACCTTGGATTCACAGGATTCCGTCGTGGTTCTTATGACTTCTACAAGACTGACTGGAAATACTTGAACGATGCAACGCTTCGTGGAGGTATCGTAGGTGGTGTTGTTAACGGAGTTATGGTTCCAGCTGGAACAATGTCTGTTTACGATCAAGTTATCGGGAAGAACCTTAAGCGTCCATTCTTGCACGTTCGTTACCGTCAATCTGAAACTGAGAACCGTCGTTATAAGACTTGGATCACAGGATCAGCTGGTGGTGCACAAACTAGCAGCCTAGATGCAATGGAAGTACACTTCTTGTCTGAGCGTGCACTTTGTACACTTGGAGCGAATAACTTCTTCATCTTCGAATAATAGAACATCAAATACTGGGGAGGATTTAGGTCCTCCCCTTATTTTCTTAATTTAAATCTAAATCAAATGAATAATGCAAAGACTTATTTATTAGTCAAAAAATCCCCATTGAGTCTGATCCTACAGTCAAGAGACAACAGACACAGACGACTTCTGTACAACGATACAGAAAAAAAGAAACAACGAAGCCTTCGTTACGCAAGCAATCAAGAGTCACCATTTGTAGATTCACAAGATGAAAATTTCATTTGTGAACCTATTGTATTTGACGATGGTAAACTATTTGTATCAGAGGACAATTACGTGTTGAACAGATTCCTTGAGATTCATCCAGATAATGTTGCCAATGGAGGTACATTATTTGAATTGTGGGATCCTAAAAAAGCAGCTGAAGAAAAATTAAAAATGGAAGACCTAATCTTAGACGCTAAAATTGCAGCTAGATCTTTGACTCCAGATAAGATGTCTGCTATTGTTAGAGTGTTTAAGGATATCAATCCAGACAAACTATCTATTGATGAATTGAAGTGGGAGATTCGAAATATTGCCAACAGATATCCGCAAGATTTCTTAGAGGCTATTGAAGATCCAGACTTGTTTGTAGATGATTTAGGAATTCGTGCTATTAAGGATGGATATATTTCTGTTCGAAATGGAGGACGTGACCTTCATTATAATCTAAAGGACAACAAGAAACGAATGTTCTCAGTTCCTATGGGTGAGTCAGCAGAGAGTGCTCTTTCTGCATGGTTCAAGACAGAGGACGGACATGAGTTCTATCAATTGCCTCCTCGTTTTCCATCGCTTGTACAACATCCGCCTCACGGATAGAAATACCAGAATACTGAAGAATCTTAACCACCAACAATGGACCGTCACTTACTGGAATCTCAAAGTC